GAACTGTTGCCGGCCGCGATCGCGTTCTTGCTGCGGGGCTCAACCCGCACATTATACGGGGGGTCTGTATTGCACAATTGAATCTTTGCGCCGGCCAGAAGCGTGTCGAGGTCTTCGACACTGGTCGAGTCGCCGCACATCAATCGATGGTCCCCGAGGATCCAAATGTCACCGCGCTGCGTGATCGCTTCGTCGGGCGGTTCGGGCACGTCGTCCGGGTCGGTCAACCCTTGGTCGACGCCTGGGTCGAGCAACTTGGCCAACTCGTCGGAATCGAATCCGAGCAACTCGCAATCGAAACCGACGTCTTGAAGTGCCCCGATTTCAAGTGGCAGGAGATCGTAATCCCACTCGGCGTTCTCGCCAGTGCGGTTGTCGGCGATTCGGTAGGCGCGGACCGCTTCGGGTTCGAGATCTCGCGCGACATGAACTGGAACTTCCGATAAGCCAAGCTTTTTTGCGGCCTTCCAGCGGGTATGGCCGACGATGATCACGCCGTCCGGATCGACCACCAAGGGTTGTCTGAACCCCCATGCGTTGATGCTTTGTACCACGGCGTCGACCGCGTCGTCATTCAACCGAGGATTATTTTCGTAAGGCTTGATCCGATCAAGCGACCACATTTCGACTTGCATGTGTTGGCCCTTCCAAGGCGAGAAAATGAAACGGGAAGGGTTCGGTCGGTCGTTGGCTGGGTGGATGGTTGGGTAGGAATCCGATGCGTTCGGACGGACGTTGAGAATCATTCGGCGAATGCGGTCACTTCGCGGCACATCTGGACAAAATCTGCATTTGACAGGATGGACTTTGCTCGATTGATGTCTCGGTGAAGCACTTGCGTGTTTTCGATCACGTGTTCGCCGCCGTCTCGAACGGGAACGATGTGATCGAGCGACGCGATCTCAGGCGTCAAGACGCGGCCGGTTAAAGCACATTGGTAGCCTTGGTATTCCAAGAGCTGCATCACGTTTTTTACGTTGATCTTGCCGGTTGGCTTGAGGACGGACGTTTTCGCTTCGGAACGTACCGCAGATTGATCTGCGGCAGGTGGTTGGCCCAGTATTTCCAAGTCGTTTCGTCTCGCAACCGCGATTGCCGGCGACTGTGAATTCGGTTTCTCATTCGTTCTGCTGATTGTTTCCATGTGGTTACCTTTGTTTTCTTCTCGAGGTTCGGGTTGAGGTTTCCTTGGCTAGCGCGGATTCGCCAACTTTGGACGATGATGTGGGCTCGATAGCTCCATGGATCGTTGAGGAGGAGGTGGTTGCGATGGTCTGCGTTGATTCGGCTGCAGAGATTGCCGGCCTTGCGTTGCCACAGATTTTTCACGTGTTTTGCCGCCTTAAAATTGCCCGGACACTCATAACTAACTCTCCTATTACTGGCCGCTGTTCCCGCGGCCCTGTCCGGCGTTCAAATCGCCGGGGAGTACCTAAAATGTTTCCGGCGTCGCGATTCGCCATCGCGTCTGTGCGTCGACCCTCGTTGGCCTGGTCGCATCTCACTGGGACAGAATTCACTGGGACACATCGGTGGAACTTCGCCGCACATCGCACATCAGTGGGACAGCCCCCTATAGGGGCTTTGTCCCACTGGTGTGCTCGGCACTGGGACAACGCGTTTGTCCCAGTGAGTCCCAGTGGTCCCAGTGAACCCATCTTCACAAGTGGGACACACCGGGACAGCTTTGTCCCACTGATGCCGGCGAAACGAACGGCACTGGTGGGACTCACTGGGATAGCTCCGTCCCACTGATGATGTAGCCGTCATATTTTTGTCCGTTGGCTTTGGTGATTTCACATTGTCGGGCCATACCATCTTCGATCAGCTCCTGGATCAGTTGGTTGAAACGGTTGCCGCTGACGCCGGCGGCTTCACGGATAACACGGCTGGTTTCGCCGGTCTTGAACTTGGCAAGCGAAGCAAGCAGTGACGCTCGCTCCTTCTCATGCTTGCGTTCGGCACGCGACTCTTTGCGTTGCTCGCCGATCTCTTCTTCTTGGGCATCACGCTTGCGGTATGCATCGTTTGCTTCCAAGACATCCACGTCCCAACGCCTCCCGCCAGGGTCATCGCGAACGCCTTCGTCAACGTCGATGCCCCACAGACCGCTGTGGCCAGCGGAGCCACCAACGCTCATCCAAAGCTCGTGATGGCCACCACGATCGGGGTCGTATTTGATCCGGCGATTGAGCAAGATCCATTGACGCACGAACTCTTGGAATCCGGCCCAGGCGATGTTCTCAAGCTCTGCCGGCTCGTACGGTTCGGCGATGCTCTTCTTGAGGTGGTGACATAGGATCGGCGTGCAGCCGGTCGATTGAGCCAATTCGCCGATCGACTTGAGCAGCCCGCCAACGATGAATAGGTTGCCGGCATCGTTGCCCAGACCAAGCATCATCAAGTACGTCGGGTCGAGGATCAACACATCGAGGGCGTGGTCCTCGATCACGCGTTTCATTGCGTCAATGTGGTCTTGGTTGGTTAGCTGTGGAACGTCGAAACACCAGACCGCTCCGTCGCAATCGGCCAGTCGAAGCTGTTTGGCATGAGCGACGCGGCGAGCGGTCTCTTGGATCGTGGCCGCACCGGATTCGCCGGACATCACACCGACGCGGCGTGATAGCTTGACGTCGAACTTGCCGAGGAACGGCGTGGCATCGGCGAGCGACAACGCCAAGTCGACGCTGATGTTGGTTTTGAGTGTCTTCTTTGGGCCGGCAATCATTGCCGGCTGGCCGCGAACGAGGACGCCGTTGATCAAGTACTCGGTGTCGTACTGCGTCGCGTCGAGGTCACGGCTGGAGACAATATTGAATAGCTTGTCTTCGGCTGCCCGGCGGTCTTGGTCGAAATGGTTCTCGATCGTTGCGACGTTGATTTGATCAGGTTCGTAGCGAGCTACGCTGGCCGCGATCCGATCGACCTCGTCACGGTCCATCGGCGGATCGCAACGAACGCGGTTGGTTTCTTGAATCGCCGCGGTGATCTCGTCGACCGACATTCCGGCTCGCCGCATCGTGCCGCCCAGTCGGGCCAACGTGCCGTTGCGTTGACCGGCCGGAATTTGATTGCCGCCAGCGTCATTGGTCGTCACACGCTCGGACGGGTTGCCGCTGGACAAACGGTTCAAGTCGTCAATCAACCACTGCGGTGGCAACGGCAGATCCTCGGGACCGACATCCAGATCCATCGTCGGTGCCCAGCGATAACGCCGGCCGCCTTCAAGGACTGAGGGCGGAACGACAACGTAGCCACCATCGACTTTGATGTCGACGAACTTGGCCAGTTCGCTGTTCCAATTCTTCCATGCGACGCCTTCGGGCCGGCGAAAGAAGTATTGCCGGCCTCCACGAGCGGTCAGCGAAAGTGGCGCAACGGCCAAATCCATCGAACGTTCGGGATCTTCGAGCAACCAATGGCTGCCGACATCCACGTCGAGCACGAAGATGCCGTTGGTCGAAACACCGATGTTGGCTGACGGCGACTTTCGCCACCAGTCTTCGATGATATCCAGATCCGTCGTGGCATCGTTACAGCCGTGCGGCGTGATCGGTTGTTTGGTTCCCGAAGCGCACGGAAACACCGCGTAGCCGAGATCGGCCAGCGATAGCGCGGCGTCGTGAAGTTTGGAAATGTTTGATTCAAATGTCAAAACGGAACCTCGTCATCGTCGTCATCCGTGCCGGCGAGACAGGTGTCCGGTTTGTCGGTCAATTTTGCGTCGATGATGCGATCGAACTTTTCACCCGCGATGCTGCGGATCGTGATCTCTTCGGGGAATGACAAAGCGCCGCGAGTTGCCAGCGAAACGGCGTCGGCGGCAGTGTCCGGCACTGGTTCGTTGGATCGTTCTCGCCACCACCAAACGGCTTTGGTGCGAGCGAACCCGGTGTGCTCGAAGCAGACGTATTCGCGATGGTGGAAATTGATGCCCATGACGTACTCGACGCACATCGACTTCGGGTCATCTTCCTCGGCGTCACGTTTGGTGTGGACGCTGTAGAAAACGTCTTGGACTTCGTGAGTCTGGTCGGTGACATCATCTGAAAGAACCGCAGCCGAAGCTGGCCGGCCCGCGTGACTGATGATACGCGGATCGGCCATGACGGGGAATTCGTGTTTGCACGACGGACACTCCCGTTTGGCGACCGCGACGATGGAATCGCAGTTTGGACATTCTTTGGCTTTGGACCGATCGTCTCGTTGAGGCGTCGGTGGTGCGATGCAGTCGACCGGTCCGTGTCGCACCACGTTGCCGGCGAAGTCCAAAATCAGGCAGTCTTGTTTACCGGGATGAAGTCGAAAGCCGCGGCCGATCATTTGGTAGTACAAACCCGGTGACATCGTAGGACGCAGCAACACGACGCAGTCGATTGCGGGCGCGTCGAACCCGGTGGTCAGCACACCAACGTTGACGAGGTATTTGCACCGTTGGTTCTGGAAATCGTCGAGCGTTTGGTCTCGGTCGTCTTGCCGGGTTGTTCCCGTCACGACACGACAATTCTGGCCACGTTGTTTGAGTGAACGAGCGATCGCGTGGGCATGATCGACACCGGCGGCGAAGATCAAACACGAGTTGCGACCGACCGTTGCCGCAATGATTTCGTCGCAGGCCGATTCGACCATCGGTTCGGTGTTCATCAAGGCTTCGGTATCGCCGGCAACGAACTCACCGCCGCGAATTTTTAGCGATGACGTGTCGACCTTCTGCTTGGCTGCCTTAGCGGTCGGCCGGCATAGATAGCCATCGCGGATCAGGTCCATCACGCCGATTTCGTACGCGATCTCGTGCAACGGACCGGCTTCATCACAGATCGAGCCGCTGTCCAAGCGATAAGGCGTGGCGGTGAATCCGATCACCCGCAGATTTGGATTGATTTGTTTCGCGTCGTCTAGAAAACGCCGGTACATTCCCGTGCCGTCTTTGGGAACCAGATGACATTCATCGACGAGAACCAAATCGAAGTGACCGAGTTCTTCGGCGCGGTGATGGACCGATTGAATGCCAGCGATGATGACGTCGCCAGCGGTTTGCCGTTTGCCAAGGCCGGCCGAAAAAACACCAAACTCGACGCTGGGACAAACTGCGGTCAGCTTTTCGGCAGCCTGTTGCAATAGCTCTTTAACATGGGCCAAGATCAAGACGCGGCCCTGCCAGAGGTTAACCGCATCGTCACAGATCGTGGCGATGGTCGGTGTCTTGCCACCGGCAGTCGGAATGACGACGACCGGATTGGTGTCGAACCGGCGAAGGTGCAGGTACACCGCGTTGACGGCAGCCCGTTGGTAGGGTCTTAGCTGCATCGGATCAGATCCCCATTGTGTCGCTTGGCACCACGTTGGGCCTGCAGCCAACGTTCATCGAATCCTGCGTAGCGGGCGTTGATCTTGCCACACTTTTTGCAGATGCGATTGCCGGGGCCATCGCTGGCGAACTTCTTGTCACACTTCAGGCACACCCTTTTTGCGGGGCGACAGTTGTGGGCAAAGGCGACCATCGGTTTCCTCGATCTGGACGATTGCTTTGCCGCCCTTGATCGGACAGCGTTTGTGAATGGAGAGGTCGACGATCTGGTTGTCGTCTTCGTACGCACCGCCATGCTGGAGCGCATCAAGCAACGCTTTGAGAACGTTGTCGATGTCACGCCGGCGACGATCGGGCGGGTGAATCAACACATCAACCGACAGCGGGCCGGTGATGGGGCGGACCTCCATGTCACGAAGCAAACGGCAAACGTCGCGGCGAAACTCGCGACCGCCTTTGCTGATCAACGTCCGCGGCCCCACCCGCCTCCAGTAGTGGTTAATACTGGGCGGGTGGGGCACTTCAACGAGCAACACGATCAGCGTTTCCACGGCGCGGTGGACGGCCCGGCCGGCTGAGAAACTGATGCGGTTGCCGTTTGCGTCGTTGCTGAATAGCCACGGATCTCGTTCTGCATCTCGCCGTTGTCGTTACGACGTTTCAGTCGCACGTTGACGACCATCGGCAACGAGTGCAGTTCTTGGCTGTCCTTGGCGATCATCACGCCGGCGGCACGACAGATCGCGGACAATTCCGCTTGCGCGATCTGCACGGCGGTTTCGTTGGGGTTGTTGAGGTTCAATCGAACCCACAACAAACGTCCCTTGAACTCGCCTTCGATGATCTCGAATTGAAGTTGCAGATACTGTCCGTTGCCGGCCTTGGTGGGCTTCATTTCGCTGTCGGTGATGACGGCGACGTACTTGCCCGCCGGGATCGGTTCGAGCGAGTTGGTGGGTTCGACTTGGTTGGCGTCAAAGTTCAGAGCGGCCATGGTGGTTTCCTTGGGTTTAAAACGGGTTAGAGAAAGGTTGAATGGATCGGTGGTTGGGTTCAGTGATTGGCGATTGCGCCAACAAACGCCGGCCACGAGAGCGGTAATTCTTCGCCAATTCCGTAGCGATTCTTCGCCACGCAGGTAGGCGAACCGAACGCACGGATCACGCGTTCGCCGCCCTCTTTTCCGATCGCATGAGCAGTCGTTCGCTTGCGGTTAAACCCTGATTCCTCCGTCTGGGTGCGAAGCCTTCTGGTGGAAAATAAGACGGCATCCGACCACTCGCAAATCAGTGCCGAAGCGTGCTTATGAAGCCGCGGCGAGTAGCGGTCGTAGGGCGAAGACTCGGGATCTTCAAAACGCTCGACCTTCGAGTGGGCGATCATCACGATCACCATGTCCCGCGATCGCAGCGTGTTGAGCAGATCAAGGACTTCACGCCATGATGAAAGAGCGTGCATGTAACCGCGGGCGTATCCGCCATCGACTTTCTCGATCGACTCAACGCCGTACTGCTGGCACAGCTTGTCCCAAATCAAACGTTCGAGCCAATCGAGCGAGTCAATGACGACCGACTCGTAGTCGTGCTTCTCATTGACCAGTGTTTTCAGCGCTGCGACGACTTCATCGAACTTGGTCGCCAGAGGAAAACGGTCGCAGTCGATCTCATCAAGACCGTCTTCGGTTTGAATGAAAATCGGTTTGGGCGCTTGGCTACCGAAGGTGCTGTTGTGGGTCACGATGAAATCATCGGTGACGTAAAGCGAATGGAGGGCATCAATCCGGATGCACTGACATTCCATCTTTCCGACCGACTTGACGTCGCGAATCGTATGGTGGATTCGCCACTCAGCGGTCCCCCACTTCGCGAGGTGCTTTTCACTCGACACCGGCAACATCTCCGATGGAAACGAAGCGAAGATCCGATACGCGAGCTGGCAATCGTGTCGCACGCCCTCTTTCGTGTACGACCCTTGCTTTGTTTTGACGCAGGCCGAGCCACCAAGCGATCGAACCAGGAAGCAAAAATCGCGGCAGAGTCGTTCGCTGACGGTTGTGTATTCAACAGAGCCAGGATTCGTGACGTGCCCGTCGGTATCGAGCAATCCCTGCAATAAACGGAGCCGCTGCTGGATCGATCCGTGCAGGAAAATCTGTGGCACGAATTTGGTTTCCGCTTTGCAACCGTCCAATCCAAGTGAATCGATCTTCGCTTTGAAGCCGGAACCAGAGCGGTCCCTCGATGTCAGCCTCATGTGCTGTTCATCGGCCATCACAAGCACGTCGCCGCCTTGTTCAACTAGGCTGCGGACGCGTCCTTGAATATCGGACTCCGGATTGGTGATCATCAGACTGCCGCTGTAGTGACCGTCGCCGAGGTAGACACCGAGCAGCCAAGGATCAATCGGCAACTCTTGCTCAGCAAATTGCACCGCTTTGACTCTCGGGACGGCGTGATTGAAATGAGTCCCGTATCGAAGGGACTGCCGAATGTCGGCCAACGTGCGGACGGCCCCTGCCAATCCCCGAGTTCGTTCGTTGCAGGTTGCTGTGAACCAAAGATGGTCATCGCAGCAGTGAGTCTTGGAGCCATCCCGAAAGGTGACTTCGTAGACTTCCTTGACGCCCTGGGGATAAACGCCGAGCACTTTGCAGGGTTGGCCATTTGCGCCAATGACATCATCGCCTTCGACGATTTCCCCCATGGCAACAAAGCCGTTTGGCGTCAGAACTCGTGCATCAAGAGGCTGGGCCTTTCCGATGCCTTCGGTCCCGTACAGCAGAACGCGCGGTGGTTTGGACTGTTTGCCGGATTGGATGGTTTCAAGCAAAGTAGTTTTCTCCGTGATAGGTGGTGTTGATTCGGTGGTATTCGGCGAAGTCGAAGCCAATTGGATGTCCGTTGCGGTAGGCTCCATGCTGGAGCCGATGGCGATGACGGTGCTCGCGGGCACAGCTATCGCAGGTCGCGTTCTTTTCTCGGACCGACAGCATGGGGCGGTCACAAATGCAGCACTTCCGCTGCTGTGACCCGCTCACAGCGACGCGATCGGTTCGACGTCAAAGTTGCCGTCGCGATCGCTGGTAACGAGGTAATGCTTGAAATCAACTTGAACGACGAATCGCTGTTCGCTGCCGAGTTGTTTGCGAAGCGATCGGCACGCTCCCGTGAATTCACCCGACGACTCGTTGAAACGCTCGGCCGATCGCAGGTAGCGACCGACGGCGAGCGAGAGAGCGACGCGGCGTTCGATGTCGAGGGCAAGGTTTGGCATGAATGCTCTGGGTTTGATGCTGTGATGGGTGGAAAATGAAAAGCGAACTTGCCGAAGCACATCGGTCCGCCGCTGTAAAAAGACCTACCCGGTTTAGGTCCGATGTGACGAAGACAAATCGAAATATTCGTCCAGCCCAACCTCGGCGAACCGTTCACGAACCTTGCGAATCCAAGCATTGATCGTGGTGCGCGGGATATTCAAACGCTCGGAAATTTCTGTCACCGTCAGCGACTTGCGAAGCTCAAGAACCTCTTGCCACTGGGCCGGGAATTCGTTCAGCAACGCGTCCATGTCGATCCGCATGCCGGCCAACTCATCGCTGCGTCGCCGCCGCCGGCCGAGCCGCCCGTCCAGTCCGTTGTTGGAGACGGCTTGGCCGACGCTCAGATCCTCGCCGGGATCGGCCATCGGTGACTCCAACGATCCCACCGCGCTATCGCATCGTTTGATGGCTTGGCGATCCCGGACAAAGTTCGCCATGAACCGTTCGATCACCGCGGTGATGAATTTGTGATGGTGGCCCTCGGCCGGATCGTAGGACGACCATCGCTGCAAGACATGCACGTAAATATCCTGCTCGATGTCATCGCGATCGGTATCGGAGAATCCATACTTGCCGACGAGCTGGGTCGCTTTCCACTTGGCGAGCCGGCGGGTGAATGGATCTTCAAACGGGTTGAATTCAATGTTGGTGTTGGTCATCAAAAATTGTCTCCTTGCCGGTGACAAAGCGAGACGTGGACGACCGAAGCGACGCAGGCCAACGAAAAAGCGGAGGCGATTGAGTCGCACCAAGTTGATCTTGGTGTCGCCCACAATCGCCTCCGCTTTGCGGCCGGCTGAATGT